CGTGCGTCTTGAGGAAGCGACTAAGGTGCTCCGGGAAGAACGGTATGATCTACCCCGAACATCCGACATTCGCCGGAGTTTGATAGAGCACGCGGCATGGGTGAACCCGCGCACCAAAGACGGCAAGCCCACGTTTGTGAGACCGTTTTCCGGGGATGGTAGCAAGAAGAGATGCTACGGACTCAAGATGGCGGAACTGTCGAAGTGAAGTGTTCCAGGTGTTCTACGGTGTTCCGCCAAGTGTTCCTGTATAAGTATATGAAATACAGTAGTTTATATATATATGGAACACCTAGAACACCTGTAGGCTCGCGTGCGTGCGTGAGGACAAAGATTGTCGCAACCCTGTGCACACTCACTATGTCGAGAAGGTGTTCCAAGTGTTCCTGATCTACCAAGGCATTGTATTCAAGATGTTTACGTTGGAACACCTCGGGGAACACCAGTGCACACCGGCAACACCCACGCCCCGGTATGGAGCATTGCGAAATGCCGACACTTCTCGACCTGATCTTGGACTACGCAGAACACCGGCAGAACACCGGCGAAAATACACCGGCTCTGGTCGAGGTGCCGGAAGAAGAACCGGACGATCTGCCGTTCGACCTCGACCCGGAACCGCAGCTCGGACCCGGCGACCGCGAACCGACACCAGATCGACACCAGATCGACACCAGAGAACCGGACGAATCCGGCCCCTATTGCGACCCTTGCGAAGAAGCTACCGACGCTCTGACGGGCTCTGAGGGCGTCGCCACAGACGACGGCACGCGGCAACGGCTGGCGGAACATCGGGCGTGGTGGGCATCCTTGTCGAGGTGCGACGCGGATTGTGCGCTGTGGTATGAGGGGCACGAAGATACCGTGGCGGCGTTTGAGCAGACCACCGCGCTACTGACGCCGGAAGCAATTACACGCGATACGCCGTTCGGGCGGCGGGTGCTCATGTATCGCATGGATAACCTGCAACGCCTACATGCCGCACGGCTCGGAGCGGCAATATGTGGACTTTCAGGATGACGTAAAAGAGGCAACCGGGGCATAATGGGAGTTTTGGGAAGCAAGGGGGGTGCGAATGAACCGGGCGCTTGCGGACGCTTGGCAAATGAGAGAGAACCTCGACTGGCGGAACGGTCTGATTCAGCAGCTCCGGACGTGGAAGGACAACGCGGCATGAAGCTACACGCGGCAACGGGCGAAACGATCACAGCCGGTATGGAGAGACGCGGGCACCAGCTGGTGCTGGTCGAAGCTGAAACAGGGGCGGAGATCGTCACAACGGAACACCTGACGCTACTTGACGCAACGCCAGCGGAACGAGACGCCCTCGACACGGCGGGATACGACATACCCGACGAAGTGCGATACGAGATACCGCCCGGCGACTTGATCGTCTGACGCGCTACGGGCGCTCTGGTAGCCCGGCGGGCGTCTGGTTGGTGTAGTCCTGTGTCTCGACACCTTGCGCGGCTCTGGCGGGTTCATGTGCGCGCTGGCGACGCTGTATCCAAACCAGATGCGATTGGTGACGAAACCGGCCTTGTGAGTCGCTTGCTTGGAAGCTACTATCTATGGAGACACGCCGAAGATGCTAGGGAGGTAGCAACATGCACGCGAAACCAGCTATTCAGCTGAATGTGAGACTCGACCCGGACGTATACGAGACTGTGATACGGCTCTCGGAACGCTACGGGACAAAGGCCCGCGTTGTCACAGAAGCCGTTGCGCTACTGGACAGAGCGGTAACAGCGGGGCGGGAGGATAGCGACCCGGCCCCGGCGGCCCCGGACGGCCCACCTACGGGCAAGCGCACGCGGGCAAGGGGCGGGCAATCCATGTTCGGGTATCGCTGGGTAAACGGCCAGCTGGTCGAAGACCCCGCGCAACATGCCGGGCTCATGCGGCTGGTCACGCTGAAGGAATCCACGCCGAAGCTATCGAACCGCAAGGTGGCGGACCAGCTGAACAACGAAGGGATTCTATCGGCAACGGGCGGAACGTGGTCGGGCTCGACTGTCGACAAGACCTTCAAACGCTACCGGGCGGGCATCGAAGATGGAAAGCTACCACGCTAGCTAGCAAATACGGCGACAGATAAGACATATTATGTCATCTTGTGTGTGTGGAACCTCGGCAAAGACTCGGCAAAGACTCAGGGGTGCGAACCGGGGGCGGGTTCGGCGAACCCTGACACGAGGTGCTACGCCAGCGTCACGAAAGCCCTCGAAGCCGTGGTTGTGCACAACGTCCTACGGTGACACACGACGTCAATACGTCACGTATGTCGAGGTGGCACTTCGGGTTCTGTTGCATTCAACGGGTGACAGGGTTATCTTCGGTAACGATCACCAGCAACGAGAAAGGCCGCGCACCAGTGGAAGCAGGAACGCGGCCAAGCTCTTTGCTTTGCTTTGCAATTCGCCCCTATGGAGGGGCACGCGCATTGGAGTGCGCGGTTAGAATGTATGGGCTCTACACGTGATGGTCAACCTCCCCGGCAACGCGAATGTGGGACAATGTGGGGGAATCTGCGACCACGTGTGTGCGCCCCGCTCATTCTGACCCCCGCTCTGATGCGCGGAACATTCGAAAGGTTCCGCCATGCTACGGCGTCCAAAGCACCCTCTTGAGTTCGCGATCCTTCGCCGCCAAGGCCGCACCGGGGAAACGCTCAGGGAGCTCTCCCGTTCCCTTGGACGAAACCAGTTCTACCTACGCAACAAGCTACGTGACGTGCGCACGAACGGTGCGGAACGGCGTCCCCCGACGAATGATCTGGTTCAGCGTATCATTCGCGCCCTCGACACGGGGGGCACGCTGTGAACGACCTCGACCTCGAAGCCCGGCTCAGGGCGGCAATCGTTCGCGCCTACGGCACCAGCCGCACGCCACGGGCCGGCAAGCTGACGCACCTCAAGTGCCCCGCGTGCGGCAAACCCGAAGCATGGGCGGACAGACCGTGGGCTATCCTCTGCCCCCGGCAGAATGAGTGCGGCGCAATCTCGCATACCAAAGACCTGTTCCCCGACCTGTTCCGCAAGATCGAACGCGACTACCCGGCAACGCCAGAAGCACCGCACCGGCCCGCGTTGGCTTTCCTTCGCGCCCGTGGACTGAACGGCTCTGTCGAGGGCGTGGCATACGAGTATTGGCCCCGCGTTCGGAACCTCGACACCGGGGCCGTGATGTTCCGCGTCGAAGGCGACGTGTGGAACGGGCGGCTGTTGCACCCGCCAGCTGGCGAAGGAAAGACCCACAACCAAGGTTCGACCCGTGGCAAGTTCTGGCGGCACCCACGCCACGACTACTCGACCGGCCCGGTTTACGTGGTCGAGGGCATCATCGACGCCCTGAGCCTTGTCGAGGTGGGGTGCAACGCGATTGCCGTTCTCTCTGCCGGTTCGGATCCCCCCGCGTTCGATCTATCGGCATTCACCGGGCGTCTTGTGCTGGCGTTCGATTCTGACAAGGCCGGGCGCAAGGCGTTCAGGGCGTGGCAAGATGCGCACCCGAACGTGGACGCGATCGCACCGCCCAAGGGGAGGGATTGGAATGACCTTCTGTGTTCGGGGATGAACGCGGAACGCTTCGACGAAGAACGGCCCGAATACGAATTCAACGCCCGGCTGTTGCTGGCGGAAACGGCTCAGGACTACGCGCAAGCGTTCCTCGACCACAAGGGACACCCGCCCGGCTTGTTCGACTTCGATGGGGAAATGTGGTGGCCCTCGACCAAGGCGGACAGCGGGGAAACAGTGGTCACCTGTTCCCGCGTGGGGAACTTCACTGTCGAGGTAGAACACTTCGCCCTCGACACGGCGCTGGAAGATACGCCACGGAACCGGTTCGTTCTGAAGATTCATCCCAAGGGCGGGCGGCCCGTGAAGTGCACCGTCACGGCGGACGATCTATCGAACCGCAACAGTCTGACCCGGACGTTCATCGAACGCGCCCGCGTGGTGTGGGAAGGCGACCAGAAGCCTTCACTTGCCCTTGCCCGGCAAATCACAAGCGCACGCGCACCCGTGGTTCGCCACCTGCAAACGGTGGGGTTCGACCCGGAAAGCGGGTGCTACGTCTTCAAGCGGTTCGCCATTGGCCCGGACGGGCGGGTGTTGAACCCAGACACAAGGGGGTTCTTCGCTCTGTCTCGACACGATCTCCTCGCACCAGCGCATCACGACGCAATCACTCCGAACGGCGGCGACCCGCGCAAGATCGTTTCCCTTCTCTGTGACGCATGGGGAGAGAAAGCGGCCCTCGCTCTGGCGTGGACTGTTGCCGGGTGGTTCGTGCATCTCATTCGGCCCGAGCTCGGGTTCTTTCCGTTTCTGTCTTTCTTCGGCAAATCCCAGACCGGGAAAACGCATCTAACCCGGTTCCTGAACTACACACAGGGGATATTTGAAGAGGGTTTGCCGATGAACAAGGTGAACACCGGGAAGGGGGAGATTCGGAAGCTGGCGCAACGCTCAAGCGTCTCAAAAGCCCTTTTGGAAGCACAGAAGGACCACAAGGGCCGGTTCGACCTCGACTCGCTCTTGACTCTCTACAATGACGGCAACCCTCTCCAGACGCGGGCGCAAACGTCACAAGACCTTCAGACGAACGACGTTCCCTTCCTGTCTACTCTGTTGTTTGTCCAGAACAACGAACCCTTCAGGACGAAGCCGCAGAAGGAGCGGGTTATCTCTGTTCTCTTCAGCCCCGACGAGTTAACGGACGCTACATCCGCGGCACACGACGCTCTGGAAGACACTCCGAACGGGCACTTCCCCTCTGTGATGGTCGAGGTGATGAAACACCGCCAGAAGATCAAACGGGACTGGCGAACGTGGTTCGACCAAGCGAAGGTGGACCTTTCCGACGTTCACGACGCCCGCATTCGTGAGAACCATGCCGTGGTTCTGGCGTTTGCCCGGTTCCTGTCGGAGGTGTTCGACGTTCCCGACGTGGACGACTACATCCGGCAGCTGGCGGAACGGAAAATTGATTCGTGCCGGGAACGCGCATCTACGCCAGCTGACGAGTTCATCGAACACCTCATGGGCATGGGCACAGAACACGCCCTGTTTGCCGACTGCGTGAATATCGATCTGGATAGCGGAGTCATATACGTGCGTCTTGAGGAAGCGACTAAGGTGCTCCGGGAAGAACGGTATGATCTACCCCGAACATCCGACATTCGCCGGAGTTTGATAGAGCACGCGGCATGGGTGAACCCGCGCACCAAAGACGG